GATTTCGTATAATAACTATATATGAATATACAAAAAATTAATTGGTATATAAATATATATTCCTATTTTTTAACATTTAACTATTTATTGTTAGGTAAAAACTATGGCAAAAGATTACGAAATATTCGAAGGAAAAACTTTATCTGATGTATTTAAAGACATCTACGATAATTCCAAAACCAATAAAACACAATTAGAAGTATTGATGAAAGAGGTTGTGGGATTTATCAAAGACGGAGATACAGCCGTTCAGATTATTCCTATGTTAAAAGAATATTTAGAAATCAATGTCAAGAACGATGAACAACTTGTAAAGTTAGCAACAATCGTTCAAAGAATTACAGCAGCAGAAAAGAAAATATCGGATAGTGGAGATGAGTTTGGTTTATCGGAAAATGAAAAACAACAACTTATGGATGCTATTGAAAACGATGTTCAAGAGTTACAAATCAAAAAAGACGAAATAGAAAGTTCTATCAGTAAGGAAAATTAATGGCCTATACAGAAACAGACGCTGGGTCTGGTTTAGATAATGTATTTGATAATTCATATATAACTAAAAGTGAATTGTATGCAATACTCGACCAGCTCAAAGAGCAAACACGATTTTATGAATTAGAAGTTTTTGAAGTTGTGGAGATAGATGAAAATCCTGCACAGGTTGTTGGTAGATATGTTTTTTCTGAACAAGGCGACTCGATAGACGAAATAGACGGTAGAACTTTTTTACCATTAAACTCAAATATTTTACAATACCCTTTACGAGGCGAGTTATGGTTGGGTATGTCTTACAAAGGACAACATTATTATTTAGCGAGATTGAGTGAAAATATTGACAATATAAACTTTGAGAAGTTTAATGAAAGTTCAAGAGTTCCAATCCAAACTACTGAATTATATAGAGGTAGAAATGTAGATGGTTCAGACTTTGTTGATATAGTTCCAATAACACCAGATGTAAGTATTGGTGATACTTTGGTCCAAGGTAGGTTTAATAATTATTTAAAAATAGGTAATACAGAAAATACTTCAAGTATAGAAATAAGAAATAGTGATAGTTCATTATTTCAAATGACAAATGAAAAGAAAATTAATTTATTCTCGGAAAATGATATTAATATACAATCAGTTAGTGGAGATGTAAACATTCAGTCTGATGATAAAATTACACTTAAACCAACCAATAGTACAATTGAATTTGACATAAAAGAAAGTGGTAATGGTAAGATAGTAAATATAACTAATGAGGGTGTTCCTTTTCCAGAGTTAAATTTAGCAGGATTTATGAAACAAATAAACGGAGTAAAAAAAGTATTTGAAGGATTACAAGCCGGAGTTCCTTTACTACCAAGTCCTTTTGGAATAAAGAAAATTGTAGAGGGATTAAAAGGTGCAAAAGATTTTATAGACGCCACTATAAATTTAGAGTTTTTAGACCAAGATGTATTAACCACAAGAACACTTGGGGAACTACAATCCGCACTACCAATACCTGAGGGTTTTGGAAATATAATAACTGATGTAACAAACATTACTGATGAACAATTATCAAAAGTTGATAAGTTATTAGAAGAGGCAGATAAGTTGAAACAAAAAAATGATGAGATTCGTTCTGCTATTAACTTAACCGATGAAGATGAAGCTAGAAACTTATTTAACAATTTTGATGATAGTATTCCCGGCGTATCATCTATTAAAGAAGCATTGTCCATAACTGATAGTGATACGGGTTGGCAAAATTTTAAAGATACGGGTGGACTTGATGAGTTTGATGAATTTCAAACTAAAACAGAAAACACCGCAAACGGAGCAAAAACTATCAAGTCATACAAAAATTTATTTAATAGAATAGGAGTAAATAATGAATAAAGATAAGTTAAGAAATATTATTGAATTAGTTGTTCGTAAAGAAGTCAAAAAACAACTAAGTGAGATATTTATTAATGAAAAAGAAGAAATCAAATTAGCAGAAACGATTTCTAAGACTAAACCTAAAAAGGTTATCAATAAACCTAAAAAACAATACACAAAAAACACAGCGTTAAATGAAGTATTGAATCAAACCAAACCATTAGGAGCACCAATGGAAGATGAATATCCAACATTGGGCGGTGGAGTATTAGGTAGTGATAATATGGCAGAAGTATTAGGATACGGAGATTTAGGTAGAGGACAGAATAAAGAAAGAGCGAGAGAAATGGCAGCAGTTGATACAATTAAAAAAGCTGGTGTTTCAGTAGACGCAGTTCCTGAAGATGTTCAGAATGCATTAACTCGTGATTATTCTGGTTTAATGAAAGCGATAAATAATAAGAAAAAAGGCGAAGGTGGGTTTAGACCATAATGGCAAGAAGTGTAAGAGAAATAGATAGAAACGATGACAAGTATGTCGGAATAAGATTTCCATTGGACCATAGTCCTGAGGGGTTCTTTTATAAAACGAAAACTGTCTTAGAACAATCAAAAGCAAATTTACAAAACTTGTTACTAACCACACCTGGTGAAAGAATATTTCAGCCAGAATTTGGCTCACAATTAAAATCAATTGTATTTGAACAAGGTGAAGATATTCCAAATAGAATAGAAGAAGCTATTCGTTCAGCTACTGATTCTTTTTTATCATATATCAATATAATTAATGTATTCACTATACAAGAAAAAAATCAAGTCAATATACAGGTAGAATTTTCAGTTCCTTTAAATCCAGATACAATTGAAATATTAAACTTTGACTTTAGAATTGGAGATTAGAAATGCCCGATTACGGAACAAATAAAAAAGTAGTTAAAAAAGAACTCAACTATATCGGTAGAGATTTTACCGACATTAGAGAAAATCTAATTGAGTTTGCGAAATCATATTTCCCAACACAATACAATGATTTCAATGAAGCATCACCAGGTATGATGTTTGTTGAAATGGCTGCTTATGTTGGAGATGTACTGAATTACTATGTTGACAATCAGTTTAGAGAAACATTAATTCAATTCGCAGAAGAAAGAAAAAATGTATTATCAATTGCACAATCATATGGATACAAACCAAGGTTAGCCACACCTTCAACGGTTGAACTAACTTTCACGGTAGATGTTCCTTCTAAATTAGAAAATGGTGAGTATAAAGCAGATTTAGACTACGCAGGTAAACTTGCGGCAAACTCTACATTTACAGCAACAAATGGTACAGAATTTACTTTGTTAGATGATATAGATTTTAAAGTATCAAGTTCATTAGATACTATGGAGATAGAAGTATTACCGCCCACATCAGGAACAAATCCAACTAATTTCAGATTAAAAAAACGAGGTTTAGCACAATCTGGTGATAGAGAAGAGGAAACATTTACATTTACAAGTGCAAAAGAGTTTGACAAGATTGTACTATCCAATGATAAAGTAACTTCTATTGTTGAGGTTGTTGATAGTGATAATAACAAATACTATGAGGTTCCATTTTTAGCACAAGACACTGTATTTGAAGATGAGGAAAATACAACACTCAATGACCCGGAACTATCAGAATTTAAAAATGACGCTCCTTATTTATTAAAACTTATAAAGACTGCTCGAAGATTTACAACAAGAGTTCGTGAAGATGATAAAATGGAATTACGATTTGGTAGTGGTGTTAGTGATAATGCAGACGAGGATATAATTCCAAATCCAGACAATGTTGGTTCAAGGTTAGGTTTAGGTATATCAAGATTAGATGATAGTTTTGACCCAAGTAATTTCTTAAAAACACAAACATTTGGATTAGCACCAAGTAATACAACACTTACCGTAACTTATAATTATGGTGGAGCAGTAGAACACAATGTTAGTTCTAATTCAATAAATGCATTTAGTAGAAAACTATATACTAATAGTACAACAGGTTTAAGTAGTGATTTACAAGACACATCAAATGCAAGTTTAACCGTAACTAATGAAAACCCTTCATCAGGCGGAGCTTCAACAGAAACCATTACAGAAATAAAACAAAATGCATCTGCTTACTTTAATGCACAAAATCGTGCGGTAACAAAAGCAGACTACATAACAAGAGTTTACTCTTTACCACAAAAGTATGGTAATGTAGCAAAAGCATATATAGTTCAAGATGAACAATTAGAAACAAATGGACAACTACAAGTTATTAATGGTGTTACGATTGATACAAGAAGAGACCAAGCCAACACCGTTCTAAATCCATTAGCGTTGAATATGTATTTGTTAGGATACGATTCAAACAAAAATTTAGCCAGAATGAATAGAGCCGTCAAAGAAAATATTAAATTATATCTTTCACAATATAGATTATTAACAGACGCTATAAATCTAAAAGACGGATATGTTGTAAACATTGGTGTAAAATTTAATATTGTGGTAAAACGAGGATACAATAAAAATGATGTATTGTTTAAATCAATACAAAAAGTAAAAGAGTTTTTCCAAACAGAAAAATGGCAAATAGGACAACCAATCGTATTAAGTGATTTAGCATATCAGATTTCGTTAGTTGACGGAGTAGTATCATTAGTTCCACCAGAAACTAATAATCCTAATAAAGAATTAATACTTATCGAAAATAAAAACTCAACATTCCACGGAGATACTTATAGTGATAATATATATGATATGTTATCAGCTACTAAGGACGGAATAGTTTACACATCAGTAGACCCAAGTATATTTGAATTGAAATTCCCTAATAGTGATATTGAGGGTAAAGTAGTGGGAGATAAATAATGCATTATTTTGAATTTGGAAAAAGAGATACAACACTTTATTCAGGTGGAACAACCGCATCAAGAAATACAGGTTTAGATGAAATATTAGAAATTAATAAAGTTGTAAACAATAATGGTACGGTGGGAAATGTATCAAGAATATTAATTGACTTTGATTTATCCTACATATCAAAATCCATACAAGACGGAAAAATACCTTCTACGGCGAAGTATTATTTAAATTTATATGACGCAACATCAGAAGAAGTTGAAGCAGAACAACCATTACATATTTATATGGTTAGTGGTAGTTGGAAGCAAGGAACAGGAAAACTTGACCACGACCCAGTAACACAAGACGGAGCGAGTTATCAATATAGAGACCACGAAGCGAAAACACCTTGGGTAACAGGTTCGGTATTGACAGACGGAGGTGCTTGGTTTACTGCAAGTGTTGACGGACAATATGAAGTTTCTACATCATACGACTTAACATTTGACAAAAGAGATGTTAGAGCAGATGTTACTGACTTGGTTAATAATCATATTTATTCAAGTTCAGTATACCCGAACAACGGTTTTATCATCAAAAGAGAAGATAGTGGTTCCCACGGAGCGCATCCAAGTTCTTCAATGTTTGACTTTGACGCTGGACAAGAGGGTGATAGTTCAAGGTTAGGAAATCTAAAATACTTTTCTCGTGATACACATACAATCTATCCACCTAAATTAGAAGTAGTTTGGGACGATAGTTCTTACTCAACAGGAAGTTTATCACCATTAACCACAACTGATTTAGAAAGATTAAAAATATATTTCCAAAATTTAAGAGAAGAATACAAAGAAGATTCAATCGTGAAGTTTAGAATAGTTGGTAGAGAGTTATATCCAACAACTACTTTTGCAACTACACCGGCCGAATTAACGATTAAGTATCTAT